GTTATACAAAGTCCTGGCGGTATCAAAGGCTTACACTACAGCATTAATACTGTAAGCCAAATCAAAGGCATGAGCATTGCAGATAGTCGTAAAGTATTTGAAACAATAGACAAAGAGTTATTTGTTGACAAATATATCTATGACCATTGGTACCAAAGTAACAATGACTTATGCTTGTTTGATAATTCAATTACTCTACATCGTAGGCAAGGTGATATCAAAAATAGATTGTGTTATCGTATCCAATATGACTACACACATTTACAAAATGGACCTCACCAGCCTTACTTCCAACTAGAGTATCAAGAACTGTATCGTCAACGCATAACCGAAGCAGTTTCCGCACTCGGCATAAAAGACTTTAAATTGCCATAAACATTGACTTCTAGACGGTCCTGCGTTATAATTGCAATGAGTTCAGTGCAAGGAGTCAGAGCCCAAGAGTGGCCGCAAGGAATTGTTTGGGTCCGGAAGGCCTAAATCATTGAGGTTATAAACTTCCCTGCTCGGTGCAATATGATTGAAACCTTTACAGGGGTTGTAGATTGAGTATCAGGGTGCTTTCACGGTAGGCTGGCCAAAGATGGCGACACTGTAATGTCGGATTGCCTCGCTTTAATGCAAACCAAATCCATCGCCGACTCCTTGCAATTGGCTCTTATAGTTTTTAACAATGAGCGTCATTAAAAAATATTTAGGAAAAACCTATTGATTTTGTATTTTAATAGGATATATAATATACACATAGAACGCAATGTTCTAAAGTTTTCAAACACACACAAGGAGATTGATATGAAAACAGTTGGTAATAAATTAGAAAAATTCGCCATCACTGGCGTTAACCCAGGTAAAGATGACTTCTTCACAATCACAGAAGAATCATTTGCAGGCAAGTGGAAAGTAATTGTTTACTACCCAAAGGACTTCACATTCGTATGTCCAACTGAAATTGTTGCCTATGACAAACTACACGGCGACTTTGCAGATCGTGACGCAGTTTTGTTGACTGGTAGCACAGACAATGAGTTCTGCAAACTAGCATGGCAAGCCGCACACGAAGATCTCAAGAAGATCAAGCACATTCAGTTCGCTGACACACAACGTGGTGAGTTGAGCCTCGTTGAACAACTAGGTGTATTCTATGCACCAGCAGGTGCCGCACTTCGCGCAACATTCATCGTTGACCCAGACAACGTTATCCAACACGTTACCGTCAACAACTTGAACGTTGGCCGCTCACCAGAAGAAACTCTGCGTATTCTTGACGCTCTACAAACTGGCGAGAAGTGTGCATGTAACCGTGCAGTCGGTGGCGAAACTCTTTAATCGGAAATAATATGTTGGACTGTTTGATTATTGGGGATAGTATTGCTGTGGGAACTAAAATGTTCCGTCCAGAATGTGCAGATTATGCACAAGGTGGAATTACCAGTCACGGCTGGAATAAAAAGTACGGCAATAATAATCTATCAGCAAAAAGTGTAATTATTAGTCTAAGCACTAATGATTGGGAAAAAGCAGATACCTACGGTATGTTAATGAATATACGCACAAAGGTATTGGCTGATAGAGTCTTCTGGGTGTTGCCCAATGAAGAATCTAAACCCGATGCAGTCAAACATGTCCGACGTGTTGCGGCTCAATTTAATGATACTGTCATTCCTACCACACGTTGGCAGAAAGACAAAATTCACCCAAGTTGGGCCGGTTACAAAAATATTGCGGAGAAAACAAAATGACAGCATGGGTAGATCAAATTAAAGATACTATTCCTGACTATGCCAAAGATACTCGTTTGAATATCGATGCTGTGGTCAAGCGTAGTACACTGCCAATCGAAGAAGCAGAAGCAGTAGCATTGGCCGCGGCATTTGCCACAGGCAATACAAAACTATGGACTTGGATGCAAACACAAATTGCAGACCAAAAGGAAGCAGAAGCCGCAATCACAGCCGCAAGTTTGATGGCTATGAACAATGTATGGTATCCATATGTTGAAATGGCAGAAGATCCTAACCTATCAGGACTTCCGCCACAGTTGCGTATGAATGCTATCACAACACATGGTGGTACAACACAGGCAAGGTTCGAAGCCTATGCCCTAAGTGCCAGTATTGTTGGCAAGTGTCATTTCTGTGTTAAGGCGCACTACGAAACATTGAAGAAGGCGGGCTACTCAGTAGAACAACTTCGTGACATTGGACGTATTGCCGCAGTGATCACAGCAGTGGCAAGAGTTTTAAACAGTTAATCGAATAAGTACCCAGAAAACTGGGTACTTATATAAATAATAATATGCTAACATTTATCCGTGATTTAACCAGTCCTCTACTAGAATTCATCAAAGATGACCCGGTTCGTCCGGATATTCCTGTTGAGTTCCGTGTCAGCGGAAACAGATTTGTCAGTAGCATTGTAGACACCGATGAACAAAAGCCCAAGGCTATCGTATGTGTAAGTCTACACGATTCCATCCCATCATCTGTTGAAGAACTTATGAAAGATGCAGTTACACCAAAAGCCGCAATTTTCTACACCATTTGGAGTTATGCTCCGGGTGCGGCCAGCGAACTGCTTTTTGAAACAGTTAAACAGATCCAAGAAATGTTCCCAGACGTAGAACGTTTCGTGACCCTTAGTCCAAAAACCGAAATGGCAAAACGCTTCCATTTGAAAAATGGAGCAGAGATTTTTAGAGAAAATGAGACTACAGTAAATTATGAGTATCGTACTCATAAAGAACTTGACACTCACATCTAAATACTGTATAATGCGTTATGTGACCGTGAGCAAATAGGCAACGCTCCCGCCTTTGGGTTGGGGAAGGGACTAGGCTATAATGCCGTCTTTGGTGGTTCGAATCCACCCGGTCACACCAATTTTCCCTTGTTGTATTTTTACAACACCATTGACATTTTGGCACTCTGATGCTATACTGTAGTTACAGTAGTTAGAAAGGAGCCCAAAATGGCACAAATTCAGAAACCCAATGTCACCGCTTTCAAAGTTGAACTCACAGAGTATGAACGTGGTTGGGGTCAAAAGCACTGGGATACCAAGTATTTTGACAATGAAGAAGAAGCACGTCAGTGGGCTATCAACTACAATAGAGAACACAACAATTTGGACTCTGCACCAGATTGGTATGTAAGAGCAGATTATGCAGGACAAGTAAGGTAAAAAGAAAAAATGACATTTGAAGTAAAGTGGACAGGAACAAGTGGTGTAGAAAAAGTTTTGGAGTTTCCATCACTTGCTCTAGCAATGGAGTTTAGTAAAGGTCTAGGTACCTTTGTGGTTATCTCAAACGGTGAGTTTGAGATTGTTGGAAAGTTTGGCGTTGACAGCATAAAAGAAGGTGTGCTGCCAGATGGTGTAGATTACACTTGGATGAAACGCCGCACACAGTAAGGAGTGAATGATGGGATATTATAGAGATGAATATTGTAACGTTGATGTATTGAAGGGCAAGACTTTGTCCAGCATCAGCGGAGATGTAGGCGACGGCGAAATCGTGTTTGTGACCACAGACGGCGAGCGCTATCGTATGTACCACGAGCAAGACTGTTGCGAAAGCGTAAACATCGAAGACATCGTGGGAGACCTGCAAGACTTGGTAGGTTCAGAGATTTTGATTGCTGAAGAAGTCGAAGGCGAAAGCCCAGCAGATTTCGAAGCATACGAGTCTTACACATGGACTTTCTATAAGTTTGCAACTCGTAAGGGTTATGTGGACATTCGTTGGCTAGGTCAATCGAATGGTTATTACAGTGAAAGCGTTAGTTTTGTAAAGGAGTGAGTATGTCACTATACAATATGGTTTTTGGTATGAATCCCGACAGCGATAAACTGTTGGCGTTGCTAGGTGCAACACGAGAAGAATTTGGTCGTTTTCGTAATGTTTACATGGAAGATGGTTACATCGTTGTTCATACCCGTTGCGGTGGCGGCAATCGTGAAGACTACTTCCCAGATTGGGTTGAAGATCATCCATGGTACAGTCATGATGCAGACGGCGACTTTGACAGCACCTATGCAGATATCTATTTCAAAATTCCGGAAAATCACAAGGACTTCCTTGCTATCCGAAATTATGAAGAAGGCGCTAATCCAGGCAAGCAATGGGAAGAACTATTCGCCGCTCTTGAAACAATGAAAACTAAGGAATAGTATGTGGATTGAAAACGTTGCGGCTGATGATATCCCAAAAAGATTTCATCACGAAGCCGGTGAGAACAGTATGCTGATTAGCATTGTCGACCCAGCAAGTTGGCGTCCTACTCCTGCACACAAGTTCAAAGAGATTCATAATTTTGAATTTTTGGATGTAGAGGAAAAGGACCATGTTGACGACGAAGCAATGAAGTGCAGTCAAGACCAGGCCAACGAACTTGTTCGCTTGCTACAGCATGCCAAGGACAACCATATGAATGTTGTGGTTCATTGCTATGCAGGTATCTGCCGTAGCGGTGCAGTATGTGAAGTTGGTGTCATGATGGGTTTCCAGGATACTGGCAGATTTCGTAGTCCCAACTTGCTGGTCAAACATCGTATGATGAAGGCATTGGGTTGGACCTACGATGCAGATGAAAAGCCAAACATTGACGATTGGCGAACATTTAGGAGTGTAGATTAATGTATCTATGTAAAGAAGAAGTCCAAAAGATTTTGGATACAATGAACAAGTTTCCAGATGCAACAGCATTTGAGTTACTGCAAGATAACAGTAGCGGAATTGGTAGTGTTACAGAATTAATTGTACATACTACAGTAAACGGACTCGCTGGTGAATTTAAAACTGAAATTTCTGGAGTGGAGAATTGGTAATGCCAAAATGCTATCAACTAATTGGGGTTCCGGCTGCTGGTAAAAGCACCTGGACTGATGCGCAGGATTGGGCCAACGATTGTGTTTATATCAGCACAGACAAGTATGTAGAAATACATGCCAAGTCTTTGGGCAAGACCTACAACGACGTATTCGATGAGTTCATGCCAGAGGCTGTAAACTTGATGTGTCAAGATGTCATTGTTGCTCGTCAACAAGGCAAGGACATTATTTGGGATCAAACCAGCGTGTCGATTAAGAGCCGCAAGCGTAAGTTCAACATGTTGCCAGACTATGAACATATTGCCGTAGTGTTTAAGACTCCTGAAAAGGAAGAATTGTCACGGCGTCTAGCAAGTCGTCCTGGCAAAAATATTCCCGATAATGTTATGCGTAGCATGATTGATAATTTTGAAATGCCAACCGAAGAAGAGGGCTTTAAGGAAATTTGGCACGCCGCGTAACTGTTGTAAAAATACAACACCTTTGAGCCCTGTTGATCTTGATTGACAGGGCTTTGTTTTGGTGTTATAATACATACATAGAAATTAGAAAGCGTCCTATGGAATTCCTAGTTGAATCTGGTAGCATCAAAAAACGTAAATTTGTTGAAGCAATACTGCCCAGTATTGTTGACCAATTGGGATTAACTTCAAGTCGCAAGGCAGTGGTTATTCGAATCGCCAATGAATGCGAAGGAATGGGAATGACAATTCCTGTGGATATTTTGGATAGTTACGTTGTTGTAATTAGTCCAAAGTTAAAACTCAAGGAACTAGGACTAACACTAGCACATGAAATGGTTCATGTGCGACAAATGGCAAAAGGATTTTTGAAATCTAAAAACG